TCCTTGGATCGCTTATGAATTTCCATAGGGCGGGCGACCAAAAGACAGTCATCGACGCCAATTACATCATCAGTTCCTTTTGGCATGAACATGCCATCAAGCATACCGTCGAAATCGGATTGGTGAACCGGAGTCCATCCGCCCTTGGTCATTTTGGAGATTTCTTGCGGGGTTTCCTGGCCTCGGACGGAACGGGTGACCCATTGCAGAGCAATGCCGTCACGGGCCAACCGATCGATAACATCCCTTGGAATCTTCAAGCGATCTGTGCCTTCGTCGCCAACATTGTCAGCCGTATTGTCATCCCAATTAGGACGTGCCTTCATCTTGGAAAGAAGATTGGTGGCACGCGGCATGGCTGCGGCCTTGTCGGCAATGGCCTTCACATCCGGCTTTTTGCGGGCGACACCTTTTGGCCAACCTGATTTCTTTTTGACCGGAGCGGCGGTTTCAGTGGTTTCGTCGGTCATTGGATTATCCGCGCTCATTGTAATGCCCAGCCTTCTTGAGGTCGTTGAGACGTATGAGATTTTTGGCGTATTCAAAGTCAGTCAAGCCGGAAATCTTGGCCGCTTCCCGCTGTTCTGGAGAAAGTTCGATACGGGTCGGCGTTGACCGTCCAGTAGACATGGACGGCGTGTCTCTTGATACGGGGGCGCTCACGGGCATGCTCCTGCGTTGCGGCTGCGGTTCAGGCTCTTCTTCCTGTTTGGCGACTGGCTGGCGATAGCCAAGCCTTTCTTCGAGAAATTGGAAATATCCATCACTATCCTGGGAATGACCTGCATCCATAGCCTTCCAATGGGCATCCCCGATGGCGGCCAATTTACGCGGGTCGGACTGCACTTCTCGATGAGATTTGAGCCAATCGCGTTGCTTGCCGGACAGATGCGTCATGGCATCAATCGGGTCAGTATAGCGCTGCTGTTGCTGTTGTGGCTGCGGTTGAGGCTGTCTTTGCGCCTCTTCCCGTCGATTATCGAAGGCAACCTTGCCATCCTCAAGCTGCACAATGCGCGTCGTGGCAACAGACAGGCGGCGTTGCGCTTCAGCGGCGGCCGTAAAATCCGATGCGGCCATGGCATTGGCGAGGTCGTTCTGGGCCTTGTCGGCTTCAGCTTGGGCGGCTCCTAACGCATTGAGAACGGAATCATATTGAGCCTGTTCCCGCTCGCCGCGCTCATATTGCAATTCCTCGGTGCGCTGACGGGCGTGAAGAAGCGCATTGGTCTCACGCTCCCGCAGTGCAGCAATCTCGCGCTGGCTGGCTTCCTCAGCCTTCTTCAGGTCCTCAAGTTGCTTCTTGAGGGCCGATTCCGCTTCTGGCTCTTTTTCCGGTTCGCGGGCAACGATAGCTTCTGGTGCCTTTATTTCCGGCTCTTGACCCGGAACCGTTGCAGGTTCCGGTTCGGACAATTCGATAACCACCGGCTGATCGGATGGCACGGAAGCGAGTTCTTCGGGTGTACGGACAGGACGAAGTTTAGGCATGATTAAAACACCAAATTAGGGTCGGTGATGCGCATACGCAACTTTTCATATGGGACAAATCGACATGGAGTGCCGTTAATCTGGACTGGCCAACCGTCCTTGATGGCGTAGACAACCCATGTTCCGATGCTGGCATTTTCACCACGGGCGTCATCATCCTCGTGGTCAGAATAGGCGAGCGGTCCTGTTTTCAGAACAAGACCTACCTTGCCTTGAAACTCGTCTTCGGCCACGTTCTCAAGCGGTCTGATAATGCCACCGGCCGTCTTCTCATTCCGAATGAATGTGCCGACCAGAACCAAATCAGAGAATACATGCTGTTCGCTCAAGTCGCCCACTGCCTTGAGAATGGCCATTCGTGGGTCTTCGGCTTGGCTAAGTAGTTCAATCTTCTTTGCGGTCGCAACCGACATTAACTTCCTCCATTGATTTCATAATCAGCATCGTCTGAAAGCTTCAAGGCATCGGCCAATCCCTGGATTTGGCCAGCCAATTGCTTGTAAGCGCCATAGTCAGCCGCAGCGCCATTGCCTAGTGCCTCAAGCAATGTCTGCCGATGCTCGGCTATCTTCTGCTTGAGAACTATGGCGTGGCGGCTTTCTATGCTCATTTACCTCTTGCCTTTTGAAGCCGGCCAACACCCGTCATGGCCCCGGCAGTCGGCAGTCGTCCGCCACGAGCATATGAATTGTGGGAAGCGCGCTGGCTCCATTTCTTGAGATTTTCAGCGGACGCATCGCCACCAATAACCTTGCCGCCACGGGCGCGCATCGGCATTCCAGGCGGACCACCAGGCGGCAAACCGGGAGGAAGTGCCGGGGCACCCATCGGACTGGGAGGCAACGGAGGCGCCCCGGCTTGCGGCCCCATGGCGTCAGATGGAGGGTTGGCTCCACCTTTTTGAGGGACCACAATCGCGATATTCGTATGATGGCCATCTTTCTTGTGTTTCACTTTGCCACCACGAGCAAAGCGGCTGTGCTTCACTTTACCCTCGACCTTCATTTCCTTTTTTTCATGCTCATTGATGAGCTTGCTGAATAGCTTCTTGTCGGCCGCTTCATCGGAATGGCTAGCAATGCCACCACTCTTCATGATGTGTTTGACGCGGGAATGACCCTTCGGGTGCTCACGATGTTCGTGATACGGATGTGACATGACTATGCTCCTTTTTTATTGCCATAATTCGATACCTGCCTTGCAGGTGCGGCGACGAAAGTTTCCGGTTCCGGCCTCACCGAATCACCCTGTCCGCCACCAGCTACAACGCCAGCAATTCGCGCGGCTCTGTCACACGGATATTCTCCACGATGACCAGCCATCTTCTCCAGCTTATCGCCCTGCGATTTGCGGGCATCAGCGTGATGTTCGTGCGGCATTATTTTGCTCCTGGTTTTGGCTTGGCTTGCGCGGCCACGCGAGCTAGAGCGCGCTTGTGTTCCAAGTCGGCCTCGTGCTTGGCGTCAGTGTGACGCATGGATTGTTCATGTCGTTGTCGCTCAATCTCTAGCCTATGCGCTTCACGTTCTTTTTCAGTTTGTAGCTGGTTTTGATGCTTGGAATGTTCAGCCGCAAGCTGGATAGCCGTCCGGCCTTGCTCTGCCTGCATTTGATGGGCGTGCTTCTGGCCCTCCATCTGCAATTCACTCTGGCCTCTGGCTTGGTCCAGTACGAGTTCATGCGCCGTCTTTAACTGATTAGCCTCAATATCGGCTTGCGCCGAAGTGTTGTCACGCTGAATTTCGTGGGCGTGAATTATCATCTCTTGCTGGAGACGGAGGCGACCTTCCTCCAGCTTCATGGTTTCCAAACGCTCGCGAAGCGCGAGTTCATGGCCCTTGCCCTGGATATCGGCTTGGGCTTGAGCCATCTTGATTTGTGTTTGCAACCAAGCAATCTGACCCTTGACCTTCTCGGCTTCAGCCTTGGCTTGAATAGCAGCAAAGCGCGGGTCTGGCGGCGGCGGTGCCGGTTGGGCGTTCACCAAGCCTTCCGCGTCAATGCCGGCGATATGCAGGATTTTCCTCAATCCAGCCATGGCATTCATAAGCTGCGGATACTTGGTAATAAGCCCGTCGATCATATTGGCCTTGGCAATGCGGTGGAGGGAGGTCGGGTTGTTCGGGTCCGAAACGGGGACCAGTTCGTATTGGTCAAGTGCCTGTTTGACTAGTTCGACGTTCCATTTCTTGGCAGGCTTTTTGTTGTGTCGAAAGAACGCTTCCGGGTCCCTGCGGAACAGGTTGGCCAGAAGCTTGAATTCCTGAGAGAATGAGACGTGCAGCCGCTTGTGGACGGAATCGATGATCTTGGTCGCCTGCTCGATCAGCGCCATCGTGGTGCCAACCGGCATATCCTGCTTGCCCTCGCCAATGTTGACATCGGCGGTCTGGCCTAAGCGCTGGCCGATTTCCTCGATATGCTGGATGAATGCGGTAAAGGCTGGACCGGGTTCCTTGTAGGGAAGGGCCATAACAGCATCTTTAAGGCCCATTCCAGGAGGAACGTCCATTCCCATTCCACCACCAGGAGGAACGCGGATTTGATTGGATAGTTGCCTACCAGCGCCTTTGGCAAATATAAAACCGGGGAAATTGGCGAACATGCCGGAATCAATCATTTCCCGGAAAAGGGCCGTCAATGCGATCGTGATATTTCCAAGAAGATGAGCCAATCCAAGGCCATAGAAGCCTAATCCTCGAATGAATGGATACTGGACGAAGGTTTGTTCGGGTAGGCATTGCTCGTCTTTTTCTTCCCAATTGCGACGGATAGCGAGAACCTGTCGGCTCTCTTTTTCCATTGTCACAACGTATGGAAGCGGCAATCCCTTACCTTTGAACTGTTTGGGGGCGAACTTCTCGATATCGAGTTCGCAATAACACTCGAATCCAGTGTATTCGGCGTCTTCGACACGCAATGGATTTGGCTTATAGCCACCAACGGCCGCCTTTTGAGCCTCAACAGGGGTTGGTTGGTCGGAAGCCGTGGGTGTAACCAGATTTACGTCTCGATAAGCCCCAATGATCTGCATCCGCTTCAGGACGGAAGGCCGCATCCTGAACTTGTGCGTGACACGACCACAGTTTTGCAGATCGGTGGCTGAATTCGAGACGATGAGATTTTCAGCATCAACCGATTCCGAAACCGGCCGACGACGAATGGGACATGGGTAAACCTTCTTAAAACCGTCTCCAAGTCCAGTATAGAACAACATCCTATCTGTATCCGGGACATATTCGGTGGCCGTGTAGGTTAGGTAATGGTTCATGTCCTTTTCGAGGGCGTCCGCCAATTCATCCAACTTTGAGCCTTCCGGCTCTGGCGTCATTTCCGGCCCGCCATTGTGCCCCATGGGCGGCGGCGGTTGCGGTGCTGGCGGCTTGTCTGGCTTCATTACCGCATCATTGCGGACCTTGACGGGGCCGGTCGCTGGCAGAAACTCGCCGCGCGACATGGCTTGAAATCGGACAACTGCCTCAAGCAAGAGGGGATGGTTGAATACCGACATACCCTCAAGTGGGGCCGACGATGTTCCCAAATCGCCCCTTGGTTCCTCAAGCCTCAAGCCCAAGAGCTTGATGGCCCGCGCCCGCATGTCTAACCATTCCTTGCGGGATTGCTCGTCGTATTCAATGCCGATCAGCAAATCACTTGCTATCTTAGATAATGTTCCGTCATCTAACTCATTGGCAAGATTGCGGTAAAAGTCTTTTTCATCGACTGGATCGCGGTTCAGATCTGGATTGAAGTCGATGACAACAGAGCCGTCAGGGTTTTCAACCTTCATGGCCCCGTCTTCGAAGGTGACGTGTGGGTCGTCGGCGGGGACATTAACCACGGTTGGCGAGAACGGATTGTCCATTCTCTCGCTACCGATCGGTATCGGGGGCGGGTCGGTCAACCGAATAGTGGTTGGTGCTGCCATTTCCCTTAATTATCACGAACTTGTGATTGGCGCTAGTGGTGCTCATTTAAGCCGGATAAAGAGCCCCCATCTTCGGACGGTACTTAAGCTCGTCCTCGACTTCTATGGCGCGCTCTTCCTTCTTGACGGCCCATCCTGAACGACGGAGATAGATCAAAGCTTGGCTGGCTGAATCGGCCAAATCGTCGTGAATTGCCCTTGGCACCAAGGCGCACTGCTTGATCATTTCATCAGCCCACTCTTTGTCAGGAGCCCAAATCATGCCCTCGGCAAAGAGGTGAACAACAGTTTGCAGGCGGGCCACCTTGTCAGGCGATTTGATGAAGCCGGAACGCGGATTGACCAGTTCTATACCAAAATCGAAGTTGCCAAATAAACGGGCAATTTCCTGACTGACGGAATGGCCGGCGGCCTTGTCCTCGATTATCAACCTATCGATCTTGTATTTCTTACAGTCGGCGGAAACCTTGCTGACTAGATCGTGTATCTGAAGCCGCTCGGCCCAACAGAACATCAGCATGATTTTAGGATCACCACTACGCTCCTGCATTGCGTAGTTTATGCGCCCTTGGTTGCTCGAATAGGTGATGACCGGGGCGTTTGATTCTCGCCAGACGCCCCATATTGATAGGGCGGATGGATCATTCTCTTCTTTTTCAGTGTAGGCCGTGTCAAGGCTGGCCAGGATGTACTCGCAAGGAGGATATTGGCCAGGCGTGACGCCATTTTTGATTGCTGCTTTGTCATCCCAAACCTGCCACCATTCTTTTCTGATGATACCACCGCCGCGCGGGGCCGGGTCCTGCTGGTATTGTCCGGCGAAGCCATATGGCCCTAGTTCGTTCTCAAGCTTGATAACCTCACTTGCCGGATACCGTTCTGGCCAAAGCAGTTCACCGTCCTCGGTTCGTGGGTCCTGCCAGAATATGTCTTCGTCTTTGACGTTGTTGATATCCTCGCCAATGAAGGTCTTTATTTTGTCGTCCACCCAGGCATTTATATGGTTGCATGGAACGTAACACATGGCGATGCAAAAATGCACATATTCGCTATTATGAGCAAGGACATAGCCAGCCACGTCACCTTCATGGACTCGCTGCATGATGACGACCATGGCTCCGGTGC